CTAAGCATTTAAAACAATACTATGAATTTAATAAACCTGCTTTATTTGATGGCTTTAAAAGTGCTAAGGGTGGTACTGATAAAGGTTTTTTATTAAGCAAGAAACAAGCAGAAAGAATCTGCATAGAAAAAGTAACTAATCAAACTAAATTATTATAAAATGAAAGAACTGTATATATACGTAACAACAAAGGGCAGGTATGAAAATTGTAAAACTGTTGATTTAATAGGTAATTATAAAAACCTTTATATAATAGTTGAGCCACAAGAATACCAACAATATAGAAATAAATATCAAGATTTTAATATTATACAACTAACTGAAAATAATAAAGGTTTATCTTTTGCTAGAAATTTTATTAAGATACATTCTGAAGAAAATAACATTGAAGACTACTGGGTTTTAGATGACGATATTAGTTATTTTTATGAAAGGGAAGGCACTAAATTAAATAGAATTGATTTTGAAACTTGCCTTAATAACTCAAGAAAGTTTTTTAATGAAAATAAAATAGCTGTAGGTGGTTTAGAATATAGACAATATGCCTGGTCAGCAAGCAAAAGGTTAATTGAAAATTCATTTTGTGACTCTGCAGTTTACATAGATAATAATTTAACAAAAGGTTTAAGGTACAACCTAGATTTAAAATTAAAAATAGATAGGGATTTTTGTATTAAAACAATTAAGTCAGGTAATAAAACAGGTAGGGATACATTATATGCTTTTAGTGTACCACCAAACGGAAGCAACAAAGGTGGTTTAAAAGAAATGGCTTATGACGTTGATGGTTTAGAAAGAAGTATGTGCCTTAAAATGGTTGAAATTTGGGGAACTGATATTTGCCAGCATATAATAAAAGAAGACGGAAGGAACGATTTAAAAATACATTGGAACAACATTAATACAAATCAAATAACATTATTTTAATATGGAAATTACACAAAGGTTAAAAGAAATAATTAAGCAGGAAACAAACACTGATATAGATATTAGAACACGTAACAGGCAAACTGTAGAAATGCGTTCATTATATTGTAATGTACTAAAAGAATTAAAACCTAAAAAAACACTGCAGGCAATAGGCGATACATTAGAACTAAACCACGCAACAGTTATACACGCATTAAAGAACTATAAAATGTATGAAGAATATAATCCTGAACTAAAAAGGTTTAAAGCAAATGTACTATCTTATTTTACTATGGACGAAACAGAACTAAAAGAACTATCTGAGTTAGAAAAGTTAAAGCACCAGGCACATAAACTTATGTTAGAAAATGATAGGTTAAAAAAAGAACTACAAGAACAAGTTGAAAGTCCAAGATACGAATACAAAATAATAGATGAACTAAACAACCTAATGGCAAACACTAAAGGCACAATACAACACACATTAATACAAGATAGATTAGAAGCATTTTACCTAATGAATAAAAACATAAAACTATGACAAATAAAAAACAAGAAGTAATCGTAGAAGTATTAGCTTGGGTATGCATCTTTGTAATATTAATAGCAATAGGTTTAATTATAAATTCAATACTATGACAGCAAAAGAACGTGCAGAAATACTTTACAATAAATACAGCAAAGAATACAATAGAACTTTATGTAAGGGTACAATGCAACAAACAGAACATTGGAAAGAAGTAGCAAAAGAATTAGCAAAACTATATAATAAATAACTATGGCAGATATAACAATGTGTAAAGGTAACTATTGCCAATTAAGCAACAGTTGCTACAGGTATAAAGCAGAACCTTCAGAGTATCAACAATCATACTTTGTAAAAGAACCAAACATAGCAAACCAATGTGATTATTATTGGGAAGTATGTGAATATTGTAACCAAGAAAATGGTAACCATAAAATGAGTTGTCCAACAATGAAAATACAAGTGAACCTATGAAAGCAACATTAGAATTTAATTTCCCTGAAGATAACCAAGAATATTTAATAACTGTTAAAGCAAATGATATGGCTAACTTTATATTTGATTTAGTTTACAATAGCAAAAAAAGTTTGTATGCTAATATAGATGATATGGATATAGAACAAGGAATTGATTTAACATACCAAAAGATATATGAATTGTTAGAAAAACATAAGATTGATATCGATGAGATAATAGATTAAACAATAAAGCTTTTATTTTATTTTTAAATTAATAATAATATTTTTTAATTATGGAAGATAAAAGAAAATTCAATGGAGGCCATAAATCTGCAGGTAGAAAATCTAAAGCAGAAGAAGTGCAGCTATTAGAAAAATTAGGTGCATTAGAACCATTAGCATTTATGGCATTAGAAAAAGGTTTAGAAGCAGGCGACTTTAAATTTACCCAGTTGTTTTATAATTACTATGCAGGTAAACCACGTGAGACTAAAGATATAACTTTAACAAACGAACAGCCTATATTTAACATAGATGATTTAGATATCATTTAAGAAACTATTATATGGAATTTATAGTAACTACTGCAATTAAAAAGTTATTGCGTTTAAAGCAGCGTATTAAAGTTATAAGGGGTGGAACATCAGCAGGTAAAACTTTTGGAATACTACCTTTACTAATTGACAAAGCAATAAAAGAACCAATGCTTGAAATAAGTGTAGTATCAGAATCAATACCACATTTACGCAGGGGTGCATTAAAAGACTTCTTAAAAATTATAATGGCATTAGGCAGGTACACAGATGCAAACTTTAATAAGTCTACTTTAAAATATACATTTGCAAATGGTAGTTATATAGAATTCTTTAGTGTTGATCAACCTGATAAATTACGTGGTGCAAGGCGTAACATACTTTATGTTAATGAGTGTAATAATATAGACTTTGATTCTTATTACCAAATGGCTATTAGAACATCAGGTGATATATGGTTAGACTATAACCCTGCAGCTTCTTTCTGGGTAGATAAAGAAATATTAACCCAGGATAATGTAGACTTTATAACATTAACATATTTAGATAATGAAGCACTAAGCGATACTATAATAAAAGAAATAGAATCAGCAAAGGTAAAAGCATTAACATCTACATACTGGGCTAATTGGTGGCAAGTGTACGGGCTTGGGCAAACAGGTAGTTTAGAAGGTGTATGTATAACAGATTGGAATGAAATAAACCTACCAGCAGAAGCAAGAATACTATGTTACGGAATGGACTTTGGTTATAGTAATGATCCAACTTCTTTAGTTGCTATGTATAAATATAATGATGCTTTTATATTTGATGAAGTAATATATAAAAAGGGTTTATTAAATAGTGAAATATCTAACCTACTAAAAGCAAATAGTGTTAATGATATTATACACGCTGATTGTGCTGAGCCTAAATCAATTGCTGAATTAAATAGTTATGGTCACAATGTGTTACCTGTTAGCAAGGGTAAAGATAGTATCTTATATGGCATTAATTTAATTAATCAAAATAAAATATACGTAACATCAAGAAGCAAGAATTTAATTAATGAACTTAATAATTACATTTGGCTAACTGATAAAAGTGGTGTTAAAATGAATAAACCAATCGACTCATATAACCACGCTATAGATGCAATGCGTTATGCAATAACAAGCCAATTAGAAAATCCAAACAAAGGTAATTACTTTATATATTAGTGGTATGTAAGTAATACTTACTTTAAAATTAAACTATGACATACGGGGAAATAATAGCAACCATACAATGTTACATACACCAGGTAACAGGTAAAGAAGTTGAAATTAATTTACCACGTAATATAGGTGAAATTAAAAAGATGAAGCAGATGTATGAAGTAGCAGTAGAACATTTAAAAGATTAGTGTAACATATTTAACACATATTTGTTACATTTGATTTAAATATAAAACATTTGTAAATGTTAAAGTTTTGTTAAAGTTTTAAAATAGTTTTGTATTGTTAATAACAGCTGTATATTTGCATAACAATAACAAACAAACAAATAGAAACTATGACAACAACAATTTACACTTACGAAACTTCTAAAGGAATTAACACTGAATCATTTACATCAAATGGTTACGTAACATTAGAAAGAAATGGATTACACATTTACGAACATCATTTTGGAACTCTAATGATTAACTTACAAGAACAAATATTAGTAAAAGAATTAGAATCAAGAAATATAAAATATACTAAAACAAATAATTAAATAAAAACAGGGGATGTAAAAGTCCCCTTTTAAAACAAACAAAATGAAAACAATTAAAGTAACAGTAAACTATTGCGAAATAGAATTTGAAGTACAAGGGTATTATATCA